ACACTTACTCTCTGAATGTGGTAAATAAAAAAAAATATGGTGGAATGTGGTGTAAATCACCCATTTCGGTCGGTTTGTTACTCTGTCGGGATGTAAAAATGGTGTACCGGAGCGTATTGGAGCAGTCGGTATAGCAAAAAAATGAAAAATGCGACAATAGCGTATTATTATAAATAAGTAGCACGCTATCGTCACACTTTTTTTAAGCCAAAATGAGGGAAAATAGAGGAAATATGGACACGTCAATTGATGTTCACCAAATCGGTCCAGTTTTTGATGGGAAATGTATAGCATCCTTCGAAGAAGGCTGTCCGAACGGAGCGTAGCGGAGTGAGTGCAACGCAGTTGCTATACACCAACGCTTCGCAGCGGTAGTGTTTGGGCTATTCGAGGCTCACATGCAGCTTGTCTGCTGAGAATTTTAGTAATATCTCGAGGTAGTAGCGTTGATCGCCGTATGTGTTCTCAATCATTCCTGCACCGTGGAAATATTCCAGTGCTTCAAATACATCTTCTTTCATAATCATTAGTTTTTAGGTTAAACCCTAGGGCCTACTTTTCAGTAGACTCTAGAGCTTCAACTTCGAGGACAGCTTTGCTGTTGCGTACATTGAGTGGCGCGTCAGTCGATTGTGACCAGTAGCCACGCTTTTGCCAACATGGTAATATGTTGAGCTTTGGAAGCATAATTTTGAGTGCTTCGTCGTGGTTGTACGTTACACGTTGGTTTTTGTTGTTTGTGAACGTGATGATTTGATTACGACCTAGCCAAGATTTACGCACGACAAAGTTTTTGCGCTCGATTGGGGGGAAGATTTCAGCCAATTGCTTTTTAGACATGTTGGCGATTGCTGATTGAATTGCTTCATTTTTCATAGTAATTGAATTTTAGTTGTTGTTTATTATATTATCGGTTATTACTCGTATTTATTTTGTAAGAACTTTTGAGGCAAATGGTAATTCAAGTTTGTCAAATACTTTGCGAACAGTTTCAAAGTCTACACTTCTTATTATTATATAGCGGCCAAAGATGCTCTCACCTAATTGATGTGAGTGTTGCATATCCATGTCAAAAAGTTTTTGGTTTACTCTTTTTAGGTGGCCTGCTGGTACATTCACTTTTAGTCTCATATTACTTGCTTTTAGTTACACTTATAATATCGAATTACCCTCGTGTTTTTCTTGTAAGAAATATACCAATTGATTTGTGTATAGCAAACAAAGGGCGAGCGGAGCGAGCACCGTAACCCAGTTGCTATACGCAGCGGGGCTGCGACAGGCGCCGCTTACAACGCCTCGTGCGTTGGCGGTAACTTACCCTGTCGGCTTAGTACTCCCCTAGGCTGTTAGTTGATCAGACTAATCAGCTGTCTCGCTTACTGGTTGTTTGTAGTCGTCGTACCAGTCCTGTAGCATCTCAAGGATAGCCTTGGTCTGTTCAGGTGTTTCGCTGGTCATTCTTACGCCTGAGCCTGTAATCATTTTACGGGCTGTCCACTCTTTTTCTCTGAAGAAATCTGCTTTAATCAATTTCATATCGTTCGTTTTTGTTACAATTATATTATCGGTTATTACTCGTATTAGTTTTGTAAATAGTCGTTTGCTAGAGCGTTGTCAATAAGGTCTTGCTGAAATGACGTAAGCTCATTATAGTTTAAAGTAAAGTAGTGTTGTGCGTACTTGTTTGCATTGGTGTTGTGGTAGTGTAAGTATTTCATATTTATTCTTTTTATTTAGTTTTAGTTGAAAATAGTCCTACGATTGCGTCTAGGTCTTTTATTTTATCTTGCAGGTCTAGTATATGCTCAGCTAAGTCATATTTATCCCATTCTAATAGCTGGTTGTAAGTAAAGTCTGTTTTAAGCATGTTGTTTATTTTAGTTTCAGTTATATTATCGGTTGTTACTCGTATTAATGCTGTAGGTTAGTCTCTTGACATTAACCAGTCGTCATACCAGCTCTCTAAACAAGCCATTGACATTTCAGCAATTTTCTCATCAAAGTTTGTTAGGTCTAATTGCACAAAGCTAAAGTACTTAGTTGCTAATGCTACTGCTTGAGCTCTGTTGGCTTTAAAAAATTCTTGCTTAGTCATAGTATATTCTTTTTTAGTTACACTTATAATATCGAAATCACCTCGTATTAATCTTGTAAGTGAAAGTGTATAGCAAGCCGCGAGCGAAGCGAGCAGGCAGCGCAGTTGCTATACAGCCTCAGGTCCGTAGACCCGAAGCCTGTAACTAAAGCTCGGCTAGGTACTGTATGATTGTACAGCTGGTCTCGTGCTGGTACCAGGACAGCTCCAGGTTATCGTTCAGCTCCGCGGTCCGGCATCCGATTGTGGCAGGACTGCATCCTGTCCAGGTCATCGGGCACTGGTCTGTGCTCCAGCCCTGGCTCATGAGCTGTGAGCTGATGAACGCCGTGTCTGTAAGCTGTATCCGGGTCTCAGCCATCTGAGCATCGCGCTGGTCGAACAGCGGTGAACTCTCCGGGCAGATGAGCAGGACATCCCCGTTGTCGTACACAAACAATTTGTGCAGGACCTGATACTGTCTCTTGGTTGGACAGGGCTCTGGACCCTGCTGCTTTGAGCAGGATGCCAGGCTGATTGCGATTGCGATTGTAATTAATCTGTTCATGTTATTTCTTTTTGTATTTCTTCTTCAAGCTTATCCACTATCGTCATGTAAACTATAGCGGCTTTGATGTTGCCTTCGTTAAACCTTTCGCGGGCTAGGTCCATTACCGATTCGACCGCTTTTTTTTCCGTTCTGCTTCTTTTATCTATCATGTTATTTTGTTTTGTTAATAGTTCCAGTCGCGTCCGTACTTCTTACGCATCGTGTCTGTTACCAGCTCACGCTTCTCGGCTCTGCGTGACAGGACCTTGGTTTTAATCTGTTTCAGCTCCTGGTCTGTGCATGCACTTAGTTGCTTGTTGAACATTAGGCTAGCCTGAAACATGTACTCTGATGTGGAAATGTGTGTATTCATGTTATATGTATTTAGTCTATTATGTCAATTAGTTTATAGTCTATAGCTTTTAATAGCTGTCTTAGTGCTCTTAGAGGCTTAATAATTAAAAGAATTAATTTAAGTTTTAAAGAATAAAGCATATTAAGTATATTTTAGTTACACCTATATTATCGACTTATACCCGTATTAATCTTGTAAGAATATATAATTATAATAATGTATAGCAAGCTGCGAGCGGGCGAGCAGCGCAGCGCAGTTGCTATACGCATCTGACCAGGACCAGGGCCAGGACCGTGACCAGGACCAGGACCAGGACCGTGGACAGGATCACGGAACGTTTTGTAACGGCAACGGAAACGGTAACGGCAACGGGGACAGGGGACCAGATCGGATCGGATCGGGAACGGAACAGCGGGGACCAGGACGTGACCCGGCATATTACTATACACAGTCCGGCAAAAAGCCGGATTATTCTACGGAATTCGTTACAGTTACAGCAGACGGCAGACAGCGACCGGACCAGAAGCCTGGAACCGTGGACCGGAAACGTAAAACGACAGGGGGACTGGGCAAAAGAAACAGCTTTCCGTACGGCGGTATATCGTGATATATATGTATATAACCCATTCGTTCCATATATCTGACAAAAAAAATTGGGGGTGGTGTTTTGAAAAATAAAAAAAATTCCTTCGGAATGTGGTGTATTTTAGGAAGTTTACGATGTGTGTGATTATGATATATACTTTAAAGTTTAAAAAATTAAAACAATGAAAAAAGGAATTGGACCGAGAGGTTTAGGGGCGCCGAAGAGTGTTGCAAAGATGTATGTCAAAAGCCCTGCTAAGCAAACTAAGGATAGTGGTTTTTATGTAGGCGGTAACGGTAAAACACCTAAAGGCGAAATGGGCTCAGGTTTTTATATAGATGGTGATGGAAACAGATCACATACACCAAATTCTGGGGGAAATAGCAATGTTGACCCAGGATTTAATATTGACCCAGGATTTAAGCCAGGGCCTAAGAAAAAAATTATAAAGAAAGTAGTAAAAAGAAAAATAGAAACACCTATAACTGCAGTAAAGCCAAAGCCGATTCCAAGAATAGCAGGTTCTCCGTTGAAGCAGACAAAGGCTAAAAAAGCTTTCAGTAAAGAACTAAAGCCTTTACCTGGACAAAAGGTGGGTAATAAAAAAAAGCTAACAACAACCTATGGTAAGCCTCAGGTAAAAAAAGATGACCCTAATGTGTTTACAGATACTTACAATGCAGCTACTGGTGTTACTAACGATCCGTATTATAACCCAGCTAAAGCAAAGCAGTATGAAAAAAACGCTATTGCAAAATACGGCAGTTTAGAAGCTTCGAGAAAAGCGTATAAAAAATAAATAAACTATGAGAAAAGGTATAGGACCAAAGCAGTTGGGATCGCCGTTAAAGCAAAAGTTATCCCCTACGGCGCGTCGTGATAAGGCTGCGCGTGATTTGGCTTATGCTAACTCACCTGCAAGAAAGAAGAAGCGTGCGGAGAACCAGAGGTTACGCAGGGCTGCGATAAAAGCAGGTAGGAATATAGAGGGCAAGGATTTTGATCACAAGGATCGTAAATTTAAAACCGTAGCCGCTAATCGTGGTAATGATGGCATGGGTACTAAAAAAGAAGGTTAATGAGTATATTAAAAAAGCTGGTTGGAGGGACATCGTCATCATTGATTGATAAAGCGGTTGAGGTAGCGGATAAGTTTATTGACACCCCTGCGGAAAAGAAAGCTTTTATTAAAGAAGCTTATGCGCAAGAGATTAAAGATAGAGAGGCTGCGAGAGATTTAGGAAAGAATAAAGCTACGCCAGATGTGTTAACTTATGTTACATTGGTGATAGCGTGTAGCTTAGGAATTGCTATCTTTACCGATGTACTCGATTGGGCTACACTCACTGAGGTGCAAAAGGGATTGATTACTACATTTAGCGGTTTCTTCCTTAGAACGCTTGGTGATGTTTATGGTTACTGGTTCGGGTCTTCTATGGGTAGCGAAGGCAAAACTAAGGACTTAACTAAGTTGATGCGTAAGTAATTATAGTTTAATAAGAAAATAATTAAAACAATATAAAATGTCATTAGAACCAATATCTGGCAGTTCAAAAATAGTTGTTCATAATAGCAATTCGCGGCTAGGCAGTGCGAAGCCTAATAAAGACCATCAGGGCGCTAGTGTTTCTCAATTAGCCACAGCAGCAAGAGTTGCTCAAGAAGAGCCGGTAACCGTAAACACTGGATCTATAACCCCCGATAATATGCTAAAGCGTATTATTACATCAATACCAGGGTCATCAAGTACAACTTTAACCACTGAAAGTGCCACCGATATAATATCAACGCTTTCATTAGTGGAGCAAAACAATAGTTTTGAATTTACTATTATAAACGTACATCAAAGCCACGTAGTAGTGCTAGGCGCTGGGACTGGTGTGATGATTGTAGGAAACGCTGAGGTTGCAAGTCAGTCTTCAGCTCAGTTTAGAGTTAGAAGAGACTCAGCAATTGGAGCAAGTGACTCTGTTAAAATTTACCGCTTAGCTTAATAAGTAATTATAGTATAAACAGAAAATAACATAAATTAAAAAATAAAAAAATGGCCACATTAGACGACTTATCAAGAAATTCAAAAGTTGTTGTTTACAACGCTAACACAAAATTAGAAAGTGCTAGTGTTTCTAACAACACGCAGGGTGTAAAATTAGAAAACGCTACGTTTATTAAAATGGTAACTGGCGTACCTTCAGGTGACAAGCAAGGTACTATAGTATACAGCACAGACCAAAACAAGTTGTTTATAGCTACAGAATTTAACACATATGTAGCTTTTACAAAAGACTTATAATAATTAGTAATAACCCTAAATAAAAACCAACATGACTTTTTATTACCGTACTACCACTACGTCAAGTGGTAACCAAAAAGTATCCGAAGAAACCAAATCTTTTTGGGAGCATGCTTCGGAAAAGAAAAACTGGAGAATTGTTCAACTGCCTAATGGGTTCTATCAAACAGAACTTAATTGGGAAGACTCTTGGAAAGATGTAACTCGCCGGGAAACAGTTGAAGGTGCTGAATCAGCAATTGATAAATCGATTGAGCATTATGCAAAAAGACTTGAGTTTGTCCAAGGACCAAAAGTTATTAAAACATTTGAATAAAAAATAATATAATTTAATTTAATACAATGCAATACCACAATTCTAGCGAGATCGTTAAAGATCTTACGTTTGGCAATACCGCTAATGAAAAAATTATGTCCGGCGTCAATAAGTTGACCGACGCGGTGAAGTCTACTTTAGGTGCTTCAGGTAAATGTGTAATCTACGAAGACGCAATGGGCCGGCCGGTGATCACAAAAGACGGTGTAACCGTTGCGGAAAGCGTAGTCTTACACGATCCGGTCGAAAATATTGGTGCTACTTTAATTAAAGAAGCGGCAGCAAATACAGTGCGTGAAGCAGGCGATGGTACTACAACAGCTACCGTGCTTGCTCATGCTATTTTAAGTGAATACAATAAAGTAAAAGATGAAACAGAAGTTAGAAGCATTAAAGAAGGCATTGAAAACTGTGCTAAAAAAATCGCTGTATATCTTGATGATTCCAGTATACCGGTTGCTGATAAAATGTTGCAGCAAGTTGCATACATTAGCTGTAACAATGACCAAGAGCTCGGAGTCAAGATTGGCGAAGCTTTCAGCAAAGCTGGACAAGATGGTATCGTTTTAATGGAAGAGTCCGAAACAAATGAGACGTATGTTGATTTTGTTGAGGGCACGCAGTTCGATTCAGGCATTAAGTCACCGCATCTTGTAACTAATAAAGATAAAGGAATTGCTGAATTAAACAATCCACTGGTACTAATTGTAACATCTGAAATACCTAATATTAGACGCATACAGTCGATATTAGAGTTTGCTATTAAAAATAACCGCTCCTTACTTATTATCGCTGATATGGAGCAGCAACCTTACCAAACGCTTTTAGCGAATAAGGTAAAAGGAAATATTAAAGTTAATATCATTGACCCACCGGGATTTGGACCTACAAAGCGAGATACTATTGAAGATTTAGCTATGTTAACCGGTGCAACGATTATTGACGAAAGACTGGGTGACGATTTAGATTTAATTGACCCATCTGTATTGGGCTCAGCTGTAAAAGCTGTAACAAACAATAAAAACACTGTATTACAAACAAACGTAGATCGTGAGGTATTACAAGAACGTATTGAAGACGTCCGTAAAAAAATCAGCGAAGAAACTAACGGATTCTTTAAAACCAAGCTCGAACAACGTTT